GTTTCATTGAGCAGATTCAGGATATCGTCCTGGGTGCAGTAAGCCATTACCGTTTGCCTTTCTTCCCGGTTTTGGCCGATTCTTTGCCGGTTTCATCCGCTTCAGCCTTTTCGGTTGCACCGGAATCCTCGCCCTTTTCTTCCTGGTCTGGGATAATCTCCACGACCAGCATCGGTTCCGCCTGAATAATGGCCAATTCCTCCTTGCTGAATCGGTTATCGGGATACTGCGTCTCTTCCCGAGTATAGGCGATGCCGCAACGCCTAAACCCGGCATTTTTACTCTTGATCGTGATCATCGCTGTTCCTCCTGATTGAGCGTTTTTCCCGCTCCCCCTTCATCTGGTCCGTGCAACCGCGGGAGAGCGGGGCGGGCCCGCTCACCCGCAAGGTGTCGTTTCGCACGCCACGCTTATGTTGTGCCTGTGCTGCCATAACTCATCTGCCAAAAGGCGTATCCTCCGGCGGCGCGCGCCTCGGCGCCGAAGCGGAACTTTTTGCGCATGAAGACGTTGTCCGTCTGCGCGTCGGTCTGCTCCACGAAATTCGGGGCCTTGCGCTCTTGATAGACGAAGGGCTTCACCGGCATCGATGTGCAGTGGAGGAACCAGGCCGTGGTGGAGGTGAGCCTCGGATTGACGACGAGCTTGGCCGTGCCCTTGTAAGGGTTCGGCGAATCGTCGGTCAGGCGGTCCATCTCAAGCAGCCTTTTTCCGGTGATCTCCAGTGCGGGCGGGACCTCCAGAACGTCGGGAATCAGAGCCAGCGGGCGGCCCTCGTCGTCCTTGACGCTCATGATCGCCGTTCGGGCGACGCCGTAGGATGCGTCTGCCGCGGCGGCGGTCGCGGCGGAAAGGGCGGCCGTGCCCTTGTTGGAGACGCTCGCCCCGGCAACGCTGTGGTCGGTGTCGTAGAAATACTGACCGTCGTAGCAGACGTTCGCGAACGAGTTGTTCTTCAGATCCGAGACGATCTCGTCGGGGAGTTGCCGGGCGGAGAACCCCGCCATCTGGGCCTGCGGGGCGTAGATGCCGAGATTGTCGTCCTCGATGTCGTTGCGGTCCACCTCCACGGTGGCCTCCCAGTCGTCGTTGACGACCGTGTATTTAAATGCCTCAAGGGCCTTGAGCACCTTGTCGCCGATCCACTTCTTCATCTTCGGGAAGTTGGAGAGCCAGGTGTAGTCGTTCTGCCCCGAACCGCTGGGGACCAGCATGGCCGTCGCCTGCCACTGGCTGGGCGCGGCGTCGAAGGCGTTGTTGAACGTGGTTTTCAGGGTCAGAAAGACCGCCGATATGGATGCTTTATTGACCAACATGGTTTTATCCTCCTTGTTTTCGTTGCGGGGACGGATTCGAAATCCGTCCCCATGTTCACCGGTTAAACCGTGGCCAGGGTGCAGCCGTCATTGACGACAACACGCCATACCAGCGCGCCGGCCTTCTGCACCGCCGTCAGGACGATCGTATCGCCGGCGTCGTTTAAGGTGATGGTGTTGTTGCCGGTCTGGTTGATGGCCGCGGCCGCCGTGATGACGCAGTCGCCGCCATCCACATCCAAACTGAGCGCCAGCGTGATGCCCGCCAGGGCGGGGATGGCCAGCGTCCTGGTTTCCGCGCCGACTGTCGTGATGGCCACAGAGCCAGATTTCGTCACGGGGATCGCGCCGGCGGCCGCCGGATCGGTAATTGCCACAGACGCCTTGGGATAAATCTCCTGCAGTGCGCCCTCCACCGTGGTCTGCGCCGTATAGTTGCCCGCATCGGCGATCGAAACGGCGCTGGCCGCATGCGCGGCGCTGGGGTCGGCAATGTGGGTCGCCACGTCGGCCTGTTTGACCGCGGGCTCGATATCGATCCAGGCGTGGGTTGAATCGATATAAGCGGCGATGATGCCGCAGAAAATGTCGTTGGTGGTGTTGGCGGTCAAATCAACGGTCTGGTCGTCCACCAAAAAGACGTTGTCGCCGACGTTGCCCTGGGAGATCGCCGTGCCGAGGGTCGCCTTGAAGAGCCCCCGCCGTTTGACGTTTACGGTCAACGCGCCCGCCGCGCCGGAGCTGTTGTCCTTGCGCTCCACCGCCACGCCGACGAAGATATGCCCCGCCGTATCCGCGCCGGGGACGGCGTAGCCCGCGGCGTTGACGCTGACGAAGGCCCCGCCGTAGATGATGTCCGCGGCGGCCATCGGGAATCCGAGTTCGTTGCCCTCGGTGTATTCGATCGCCTTGTCGGCGGCCAAAACCGTGCCGAACAGCACAAACGGGGCCGTGCCATCCTCCCAACCCAACGCCCTTGCCGCTATGGCGGCCAGGCACGCAATCACGACAACGGAAAACATCGTGACACTCCCAAATACACTTTCAATCAGTTTCTGCATTTTTATTCCTCCTTGGGTCTCCTCCCGGCTTCTTTATGCCGCCGGGGTCGGTTATTTGTTGTACTTCGCAAAGGTTGCGTCATCGACGCCCATCATCCGGTTAACCGACTGCTGAAGATCGTCGGATACGACACCGGGCCGGTCCTTCGCCACCACTATCCGCTCAACGGGGATCACGCTCCCCGTCGGACGGGACAGAACAATCTGCTTGAACTGCTCCGGCGCTTTCCCGGCCAGGTCCCGGCCCCATTTGTCCAGCTCTTCGGGGCTCGTTTTGCCGTCCTTCAGGGCCAGGGCAACCAGATCCTCCTGATCCATCGCGGCGATCCGTTGCTTCAACTCCGCGACTTCCAGGCTGAGGGTTTTGGCGACGTCCGCCGGGGCCTTGAGGGAAGCGACAATCTGGACGACCTCGTCTTTCCCCGCTCCCTCTTTTGCGCCCAGGGCGTCCATGACCTCTTTGCAGGCGACGACTTTCGCGGCATCGCCCTCCAGTTTCACATTCTTGGCCACGAGTTGGGTCACAGCTTCCTCGATCTTGCCCTCCCCGGCTTCATCGGCCAACCCCAACAGCTTTTTCAATTTCTCGAACATAATTGCCTCCCTTTCCTGTTTTTTGTTTTCGTCCTCGTGGCGCATCTTGGCCATAAGCGGTTTCAAGTTATTAATCTTCGGCTGGTTCGTGAGGGCAACATTTTCCAGAAGCACGACCTTACGATCTTTCGCCGTGATCCATAAAACCGGGGAGAAATACCGATATTCCCGGTTTTTCAGATATTCTTCCGCCTTCTTGGTCCATTCAACCGCCACCCACAAACCTTCCGTCCCCTTCCAGACCAGGCGCTTGATCCAACCGGCCGCCGGCGCCTGAACGTCCTGCATCGTTTGATGCTCGTAATCGATGACCATGTCGTTGCCGCGTTTCTTGAATTCTTCAATCAGGGCGGCAGCTTCCTGGTCATAGAGATAGGCCGGGTCGTCGCCGGAGATATCGATCTTCCCCCAGGGGAGAAGTTGGAACTCCGAAGGCGCGCCGCTCATCTCCTTCAAAACTGACAAGATTAAATGTTTCATGGTGTTACCTCGTTGCGATGTAATCGTTAATCATGTCGAGAATCTCCCGGCTGTTTTCCGCGCTCACGCCCAGGAAGGGGCGGGCGGAAATAACTGACCCGGGATGATTCACCTTTTTGAACAGGCCGTAAGGCGTCTTGAGCGCCTTTTTCCGTCGCGGCAGGATGACCGATGCCGCCGTGCGACCACCCAACTGGTGAATGGCCGCATACTCCTTGTTCGTTCCTACCTGCACGGCGTTATTTCCCATCAACTGAGGCCGGATTGAATCCCGCAGATGACCCGATACCGTCAGGGTCCGTACGCGCTTAGGATTTGGGGTCTTGGGTTCCTTCCACGGCGTGCCGTCCGGTGCGGGACCACCGGCCTCGAAGCGGCGTTTGGTCTGTTCGACAATCCGGTCGCCGATAGCTCTCATGATTGGCGACAGGTTCGACATCCGCCCCGCGAGTGTTTGCAGGCGCTTCCGGACCTCGTCTGCACCGTCCACTTTTACGATGATCTCAGGCATTTACTTTCCTCTTGACATCCTTTTTCGGATTCCTTAGACTGCTTACGCCGCCATGAAGATCAGAAAATCGTCGGGCTGATCGCGAGTCCACTGAGTTCAGTGGCCTTACATGAAGGGGAGCCAGGCTTTAGACCTGGATGGCGTCCTT